CTTGCATGGTGAAGCCCTTAGCACCGGCCTCAATGCGCTCCATTTGCTCACGGAAAGCGGCAGGCTGTGTCGTGAACTGCTCACGAAATTGAGCCTGCATGTTCTTGTCTTTCTTGAAAATCTCTTCAATCAAACGCTGATGAATGTTTTCACCCTCACGCATGAAATCACGCTGGTTCACTCAAACACCACCAATTCAACATACTTTGGTAGGGTTCGCTCAATCTCGGCTTGGTACAGTTGCACCTTGCTGGCGAGGTCAATGTTCTGTGTGCCTTCGGGAATCAGCACGCTACGGTCGTCAGCCATCAGCAATTCAATGGCTACCATCTTCGTACAAATGTCCTCAATGGCTTTCTCCACATACCGCTCACCGTAGATGTAAGCCACCTTGATGGCGTTCCACTCAAAGAACGGATAGGAGTTGTTGAAGTAAATGATACCCATTTCATGGTCAATCCACCAGTCTCGCAGACGACCGACATCACCACTACCACTGCCGCCTTGCAAGTCCACAAGAAACGATTGTTGAGTAATTGTGCCGCTTGAAGGAAGACTACCCGAAACAGCAACACAACCTGTGAAAGTTGTAGCCGTCTTACCTGTGTAGCGGAATACATTCGTACCATCTGTGGCCACACCAGCCTGTACGAAATCAGTAGTGGAGGCCACGGTAATCGTGCCAGCCGATTCACCCGATGCTGTAGTGGTGTTGGTTTGTACTTGGTCAAGTTCAATGTCGCTTGAAGTGGTAACAATGCTACACACCTCACCAGCCTTGACAGGGCGCATGGAAGTGACCTTGACCACGCCTGTGCCGTAGTCGCTGTTGGCTGATGCTAAGAACTCGTTGTGGACAGCCACATTGGACGACGAGCCTTCCAAAGTAAATGCTGGTGAAAATTCTACAGCCACTTTATCCACCCTGTCCTCCTTGTTGATGAGGTCAGCGAAGTTTTGAGCGACGGTGGTGGCATCAAAATCATCACGCCACTGGCCCGTACCTGTGCCTTGTACGAGTGTTGCTACACTACCGTTGCCGGGTGATAGGTAGATGGCGGCTGATGAAAGACTTGACACATCGTTAAACTTGATACGAGCCTCAGCCCCGCAAATCTCACGATAATCGTCGCCTTGCCACAATTCAATGCGAAGCATTTGTTGTACATTTCGGAACAAAAGAGGGCTTGTACCGACATAATCCGTGTAGTATCGGCGGCGATACGGCTTGTAAGTGTCAAAGTTGATGTATTCAGCGGCTACCAAATACGGTCGCCATGCGTTGCGAGTCATGTTGTCAATACGGTCTTGCATCTTAAGGATGACATGCTCCACCTTGTCTTTGGTAACACCACGAACACGCCCGTTGGTGAACGAGGCTTTGTTCTGCACATACCCGTTGTCAGCCACCTCGTAATCCGTAGCGGTTAATGTGGCTCCGCTAAATGAGATTTTGACATGCCCGGATTTATCACCAGTTCCTTTACCAATAGCAGTGATGGTCAAGTCTTCTTCTCCAAGTGGGTCAGCATCGCTGTACACACGGATTTTGTCGCCTACGCTAAAGCCCACTTGACGGTACTCGTTGCCTGTGACATACACAGCATCGGTGTCAGCGTCAGCACTCATGAGGATAGCGTCTTGTGGGCCGATGTCCAGTAGGTCAGCGACTTGTTGGGCGGTGCAGTACACAACAGCAGTGGGGTCAAGAGGCCGGGTTTCCGGCTCACCGGGACTGAACACTACTGGCATACATCAAACCCCCTCACGACTTTAGTACGCTCCAAGCATCACGAAAAGCAACATCACGAGAAGTCATGATGCGACGAAGGTGTTCAGCCTCAGCATTAGCATCAAACTCCTTTTGCTTTTCTTCCATCATTTGATTCTTCTCTTCTTCTGTGGGAGTGTACACATTAGCATCATACGATACATTGGTGTATTTATTCCCTCGTGGAAGCGTTTGGCGAAGGCTACCTTGCTCGTCAAAAATGTCGGGCATTTTACGGTCAAGTTTTTCAGCCAATTCAAATGATTCATCCTCAGTCATGTCTTCTTTGAAGTCGGGGTCGTTCATAGGGTCTTGATTGAACTGATTGTCAATCATCGCTCGCTCGCCCTCAACATCGGGTTCACTCAGCGACTCTTCCAAGGTCTGTCCCTCAAAGGGCATACGCTCACCCATAAACTTGAGGCCATGCTCATCGGGATTGGCTACAGCCTCACGCATGAGAGCGTCACGAGCCTGTTGAAATTGTTCCCCACTGGCCTCTCCGCCAGCACCACGAAGAGCGGCTGATGCTGTTTTGTTTGCCCACTGTTGCAGGCGCATCTCTTGTCCGTCTTCCGTCAACACCTTTTGTCGGTGCGGTCGCATTGCTTTAATTAGAACTTTCATGTTTACAACCTCTTCTTTTCATCTCGGTGGCCCATGTTGTAGTCCATTGGTTTGTCGCAAGCCCCACAGGTGGCTCTCCACAGGAAGTGAAGAAACCCGCAGTGCTTACAGCGTGTACCTGCACCGATGTTAAGGATGTCACCTATTTCTTGATTGCGGTTGCGCTGAGACTGTGTGATACCCTCAAGGGGACGCTGTGGTTTGGACACCACTTCACTGCCATACTGAAAGTCAGCCTTACGGCCTTGCTTACCAGCACGAACCACATCGCTCATGTCAATGCTTCGGACATCAAACCCCACTCAACCACCTCAAGGAACGGTGGTAAAGACGACGAAGATATTTCCAAGGATAGTGATGGGTTCGGCTGAGATAAGCGAAGTACCAGCGAGGCTCGCCGCTTCGGTGGTAATCAGCGTACTCAGCGTAGTGGTATCACTGAACTCCTTCGGGGAGTAAGGGCCAAGCACCTTCACTGTTGGACTTACCGCCATGAGGAATCACCTCATGCACGGTAACCAAGAGCAATCAGTTTGCCACCAGTCGCTACTGCGGGGTCAGCGAAATGCACTGTAGTGCCATCAGTAGCGATAGATGTCACAACGGGAGCCGCTGTCCCATCAATAGCCGCTACCGAAACAAAAAGCACCTCAATGAAGTGTGCGCTCAAGTCTGCATTGGTATCACCGTTAGCAACGGTGCCTGTTACCATGTGAAGGTTGCCTACTGATGTTGGTCGTGTGTCTGCTGTAAATGCCATGATTTTTCACCTCATTCTTCTGTTGGATTCAAATGCTCATCAACAAGAGCGAGAGCGGCGGTTTTCGTAAGATACCCGCTACCCTTGCTAACTCCGTTGTCGGTCAGCCACTTAAGGATGTCCTTTCGTGACCAGCCCTCATCGGGGATGCCGTCATTGCCACCATCAACGGTGACTCCTTCATCGCCTTCAATGGAGAAGTGTTTAGCGGGTAGCGTGTGTCGCCACTCGTTCAACCACTCTTGCGTGACCTCAACGACCTCTCCACGAAGCCAAGAGCGGGCTGTATCTCGCCGCCTCCGCTCGTAAAAAGGCCCAGTAAAGGTCACTGTGGGCATTCAAATCATCCTCAGTCGTATAGCACCATCAATTGGCTCGTTCCAGTGTGGGTACCCGATGACGCAAGGACAATGGTACCGCCGCTGAAGGTCAAACCAAGGGTTTGAGCCGCCGCCGCCACACCGCTCGTCACAACTGCCGAGAGGATGGTGGGCGTGCGAGTGTCAGTTGTACCTTCCGTAAGGATGATGGTTTCTGCGTTAATCGCATCCGTGATGGTGATGAGAGCCAACTTTGGGGCCGCATCGTAGCCGTTTGCACCATCGTTTCCGTTGACAGCACCGAAAGTACCGGGGCCACCACCGGGGTAAGCCACATCAGCGGCACCATCAAGCCACTCGGTCGTGTCCATGCTACCAGCACGGAGTTCCCAAGCACCGATGAGCGTTGTTTCTGCTGTTCCAGTTAATACAAGTTCTTTTGCCATATTTTTTTCACCTCAATGTGTTTCTGTTTCAACCCTCACTTGAGGTCACGGATTGAACCGTGTCCACCGAAGAAAGTCGTCCACAGTTCACCCATGGTACGGTACATTCCCTCTTGGCCGAGGCGGTTGATGGCGAATGGGTCGCCGGTTTCAATACCGCTCTCAAAGTATTGGGTTGGAATTGCAGTGCTGAAGTACACATAGTCCGTATCAAGGAAATACATGCGGCTCAAGGTGTCGGGTTCCACATCCTTGGAGGGGATGATAGGGACACCGTTGTAGGTAGCCACGATGAAACCGGCTTCAATACCGGGAACACCTTTCACACCGTTGTAGGTGGGGGTGACACGCTTCTCTTCCATGAATCGCTGTTGGCTTTGGAGGAGTTGCTGAAGTCGCATGAGCGTGTCGTAGCCCGTAAGGATGACCTTCGGGTTGCCACCACGAGTCCATATCTTTTGGAACAAGTCATCCAACTGGTCAAGGGACAAGTTGCGGTCAGTACCGGAGTTTTGGTTGTGCTCAGCCAGCGACCACGAGTTTGCATCCCGGTCAATGGAGTAAATATCTTCGTCAGCACCAGCAGAAGCACCAACGGTAACACGGTCAAGGGACTCAAAGTTGTTACCAGCGGCGGTAGCCTTGTCAGCAGTGAGCATTTTGTTCACATGCTCGGCGTGGTGCTTACCCATTTCTTCCTTGAGGATTGCACGGATGTCGCCCAATCCATCGTCCTTGTCGGACAGGAACATTGCGGTTTCGCTCATGTCAAAGGTGTGAACCACAGTCTTTGGCTTAGCGGCAATGTGCTGGAAGGTGGGCTTGGTGGTATCGGGGAGGGTAGCGTTCTCAGCCACACCGCCGCCAACCGTAAAGGAAGGACGCTCGGTGATGACTCGCCAGCCACTTCGTTCCCAAGGTCGCTTTGGAAGGATGGAGAAGGCGTTGAACTCTTGGTTCAACTGGCTCCAAACCTTGCGTCCGTAGATGGCTTGGTAGGTACCAGCCGTCGTGGACAACATTGGTGCGTCAGCCTTCAGCAACTCGCTACCGGAGTAGGAGTAGCCCATAGCGTTGCCAGCACCGTAGTAGTAGCGTTCCATGTCAGTAATGTTTCGGATGTAATCTCTTGCCATATTTTCACCTCAGTTGTGTTTTCACTCTCCACGCAGTGTGCGTTGTGCAAGGGCGTGAACTTCGTCCCACCCCATGTTTGCCAAGTCTTGCGTTGAGGGAATGTTAATGGAGGAAGCCGACTTTTGAATGGTCGTGCCTGCTCCTGCGCCGATGTTGTCAATGCGCTCGGAAAGAGACTCAATGGACTTCACGATTTCCGTAAGAGGTGCTCGTGCGTCAAAGGCGGCTTTCTCAGCCTCAGCCTTTGCAACTTGCATCTCGTTGTTGAAGCGGGAAGCAAAGTTTCCTTCAAGGTCGTTTCGGAAGTGTTGTTCCAAAGCGGCGGCTTTGTACACTTCGTAAGCGGCTTCAAGGTCAGCCTCACTCACATTCTCGGAGTTGAGGTAGCCCTTAGCCATGGACACTGGCCCCAATGCGCCAGCGGGGGTCTTGCCACCGGAGGCGGTGATAGCGTTAATTGCACCAGTGGAAGGAGAACCGTTCTCCTGTCCTCGGCCACGGACTTGACCAGCGAAGTAGTCAGCACCGTCAACAGCGTCGGGGTTGTCAAAGCCACCAAGTTGAGCCTTTTCAAGAGCGTCAAAGTGGTTTCGTGCGGCGTGGGTGTCCACGCCAGCCGACTTGAGGGTGTTTTCCATCCAAGAAAGGTATTCGGAGGAAATAACATCGCTGTATTCTCCCTTCTCAAAGGGGTTTTCTTTCTTTTCGTCTTTCATTTCGTCACCTTCTTCTTTTTCGGGTTTCTTTTCTTCATCACTACCCTTACCCTTCATGTGCTCACGAAGTTGAGGAGGTAGTTCTCCCTTTTCCATGGCATCCAGTCGGCTTTCAAGGCGTGACATAATCTCGGTCAAATCGCTGTTTTCGTCAGTCATGTTTGTGTCCTCCTTTAAAATTCGGAATTGTGCTTCGGGGTTGATACCCTTTTCACAAATCGTCACCTCGTGCAACTCCATTTTTGAAATCTCTTGGTAGTCGCCTTTTTCCATGTCGGACTTTCGCACTCGCTTGAATGCTTGTCCTCCAATGGAGAATCCACGAAGGTTGCCTTTGCGGATTTCAGCGGCCACTTCACGAGCCTTCTCAATGTCGTTACGGAGTTTAACAACAACGAACAGTCCAGTGTCATCCGTTTCGGATTTCCACATGCGTCCGTTGGAATCAATGTACGAGTCAATGACTTCACCAACTTGAATGTTGGAGTGAGCCAACTGCACATTGCGGTACTTTTCACCCTTCATGAAGCCATCAAAAGCGTCCTTTAGGGCGGAGCGAGTAATGAGGTCGCCTTGCTTGTCAACAAGTTCAACCGATGCGTAGCCTGCAACGACCAAATCGTTACCACTCTTGAGGAGAGTGATACCGTCAGTGGGTCGTTGAATGCTCAGCATTGAACTTCCGACTCCCTGTTATGGTATAAGAATGGTTCGTCAAGTCCGAGATACCAAAGGCTGGTCATTATCGTAGTCTATAGAGAGTCTTTCACCCTCATCAGTTTCTACTTGAATGTGGTTCAGTCGCTCGGTTTTCTTCTCTTTCTTTTCATCAGTAATTTTCTTCTCACCGTCAAAATCCGGCAAGGTGGACTCGTGACGGAGTTGGGTTGGGCCACGAGGTGATTCTTGCGGCGTACCAACATCAATACCCAGTCCTTTTGGCCCAGTCCATGTCATGCGCTCTTTGGCAATTTTGTCCAAGGCCCGTGTAATCAATTCCAATGCCTTCTTGGTTTGATTGGGTTTGAGCAAACGATTCTCATCATCATCGTCAATGATGCCCGCACTGTTTTCTTCCATTTGCGCTTCAGTTGGTTTCTTCGGCATATCTACTTCAGTTTGTTTACTGATGATTCCTTTTACCATCAGCGGAGCAACCGACGACCAAAACGGCATGAGGCTTTCAGCCAGCACCACAGGGTAATCGGTCTTGGTCAAATCACCCATCGTGCTTTTTGGTGAATGCACACACCACACATCGCCTACTTCTTCCATGTTGTACACTACTGTGTCAACTCCCTTCAACACGATTTGAATCTGTGAGTCCGAGATTTCAATATCGTGTGGCACGAGAATTGGTGCGAATGCTTTGGTCATGAGGTCAAGGGATTCTGTGCTGGCCGCACCCTCTCCTTCGCCCTCTCCTTCCAACTCTTTCACTTGTACATTGTACACGGGTCGGTTCTTGCGATTTTTCTTGGATATACCAGTGATGGATGCACGAACAATGTCTCCAACCTTGAACACCATGCGCTGGTTGTGCGCCGTACCCACATCCATGTAGTGTTCACCATCATGCTCCACAGCCCTGTTGCCAAGCCCCTCAATCTCAAGGATGGGGCCAGCACCCAACTGATAGGTGTAAGGGCCGTTGCCACGACGGTCAAGGATGATGAAGTTGAAGTCTCGGCTATCACGATAAACAATCCACTTTGGATGTCGTCGCTCTCCACGCATGTAGGTGGATTTGTTGTCTCGCAACAGAATGTTGTCGTGGTCGTCTTTGAGGTTCTTCACAGCGTCAGCCAGTCCCTCATCGTCCGTCATGCGGGTATCGTGTGGGCCGGGAACAATCACATGCTCTTGACTGTCAAACTGTGAGCGTAGAATTTTCAATCGCTCAAACAACTGCATTTCACCTACATTGGTATCATCGTAATTGATAATGTCAATGATGTTCAACTCTTCTTCACCAAGAATACCATCCAGCGTGTAATTCTTGTCGTTCATTTTCTCAAGGGCTTCCTTGGTGGATTTGCGTAGCCCCTTCTTACGGCCATTTTCGTCATACGCCGTAATTTCATCATCACTGCGTACAATGATGATTCGCTTCCCATCGTACCACTTACTTACAACCCACGAACCGCTGAAGCCACGAAGGTGTTCAAGGTCGGCCAAATCAAAAATGCGGTGCATGGGACGAACAGCAGGACTCCATTTTGCATCGTCGCTCTTGCTCAACAACACATCCGGGTCAAGCAACGAGGTGATGATTTCAGTCATCTCGCTTGCGGCAATAGTTGTCGGAATGGTACTGGCCGTTTCCGCTGTCTCCATATTCATGCTTTGGTGAGGATTGTCGGGGTACTGAGGTGGTGGTGCATTTGCATAGACTTGTTGCGCTACTTCTTTTCCGTGAATCATGGCGGTCAAATCCTGCGGCACAGAATGATACAGCCCTGTGCCTACATTTGAACCGATGTGAATTGTGCCGTCGTCGCCAAACTCAGCCCCAAGCGTAGGAGTCTGTTCATATCCTTGATGCCACGCTCCACTGTCAAAGTTGTCCGTCAACCCTGCGTGTACAGGTGAAGGGATGCCCAATGGGTATCGTGACATGCCTGCTGTTTCGGGGATTTCAAAGTCGGGTGTGAACACTCCTTCCTCTTCCTCAAGCACACGAGGGTCAAAGTGAACGATGGTGTCAAGGTGATTCTTGGTGTCGTTTGTTTTACGAGCCTTTGATTTACTTTTGAAATTCTTTGCACCGTGAATATCACCTTTGACGGTACCAATACCAGCGGCTTTCATTGAGTCTTTGAATTGCTGTTGGTTAAGTTTCATACCCATGGCTCGTGGAATACCGTGAGAAAGATGTCCACCCCATGCTTTTTTGTCAGTTTGTTGTGCAAAGTGGTCAATGGCTTGATGATACCCGTTTTCTCGTGCATGTCGGTAGAACGCTTCGTGGTCGTCTAACTCCTCTTCGGGCTTGTTCATCATCTCTTCGTCGGTGAAATGATTGAGGTCAAGCCCGTCAATGTTCGGGATTTTACCACTGAGAAGAATGTCCTTGATTGTAGAAACTTGTAACGGCGCACCCCTTTCTTTCACCATATCAATGAGTTCTTGGGCTTTTACTTTTGCAACGGGAGTTCGTTGAATCCCAAGTTTGTCCAACAGTTTGTCAGCATTTTCGTCAGCGTCAACCATTATGCCGTCTGTGGACAAATGATTGGCGATAGTAGCATGGAATGGATTTTGTGCCGCAGGGTCGGTGTCTCGTATGGAAGCCTGCAATCCGTAATTGGTTGAAGAAATACCGTGTATGCTGTGAGGTACAGAAACGATGTAGCGTTGAGCGTCACGCATCAATTGATGAGTGTTTGCGATAAACTTCTCCGGCTCGTCGGGATTGAAGGCATCGGGGTCATGTTCAAGGTATTTTGGAAGAAGAACATCTCGTGCAACCTCAGCAATGGTTTGTCGGTGGCCACCAAACAACTGCTCCATACGAGTAGCATCAAGTTTCCACATTGTGTTTTTACTCTTTTTTTGTGCGCTTTGCTGTACCTTTTCCAATTGTTGAGTCGTATCGTTGATTTCAGCCATCAACGGTTGCAATTCTTCAATGGGTGCGCCAGCGGTTTGCTTTTCAGTCAACTCTTGATTTAATTCTTCAAGCATTGTTGTAAGTTCGGATTCTTGTTGCGAAGCAGGCAACATACCTCCGAATTGAAGCAAACGAGAAACGGCATCCTTTTCGTCAGCCGCCATTGTGGTTTTTGTTTTCTGTGTCTTTTTCTTCGCTTGCAGTTCCTCAGTCATGGTTTCTGTCATGCTTTGAAGAGAAGAAAGCAACTTCTTTTCATCAAACTCACCAAGACCTCGGCCCAACAAAGCAGTGTTTAATTCGGGATGCTTATCTGTAACGACACCGGGTGCCATCGGGAGAGTGTTTCTACCGTGCATAAGATACTCAAGAATTTCCTTTGGGTCTTGTGTACCCAGTATTTTTGACGCTTGAGTAATGGCCGTCATAGCGTGATTCATATCGGGATTGGTCAACACTTGATTCTTCAACGCATTGAACGAAAAGCCACTACCACCGCCCCATCGCATAAAATCAATGAAGTGTTCTTTGCTCTCCCCACCACTGAATGCCTCATCTCCACGAAGGAAGTCTTGAACTTTCATCAGTGATTTTTGTGCCGGTTGATTAGGGTGATTCATACGCCCACCAAGCGTTTCAAGGAAGTGAGCCAGTTGTGCGTTTTTGTGCATGTTGCTGTCCGAAGGAGATGCGCCGTAGGATGTGAAGCCACCTACATGATAGGTGGGAATAATCGTGTGTGGATATGTCAACGGTTTGAGATGAGTACCAAATCTGTCTTTACGCTCCTTGTCCGTCATGTGGCGAATCGTGTACTCGTAATCGGGATTGAGCGTCGTCTTGTGTTCTGTGTAGTTGTTCTTGCTGGTTGCGCCATCTCGGTATGCCCGTTTTTTGGAATGCCCTACGGGAGAAAGCAAGTTTTGTAGCAACTCTTTTTGGTTGAAGTATGAAAAGCCCTTACCAGCAGAAACAAATTGCTTTGTGTTTGTGTTTATCTTTTTCATTTTCTCGCCAAATTCACCAATCAACTTTGTTTTCAATGGCATGAAATGATGAGCAAGCGTTGTGTTATCGGGATTTGCATTGATGTAATTCGCACCACCTTCGCTTAATTCTGTGAATGGCGAAAGGCCGTCTTCATCAGCATGTGTGGCGTGAAGGATGTCGTGGTAAGTTGCGAGCGTTATGCCTGCTCCGCCCGTCTTTGCGAAAGCCGAATCCCAAAAGCGACCGGGGCCGTAAGTGAAACCATCACTGTGGTTTCGCCAATAACCCGGTTTGTCTTCTTTTGGATCAGGGCCGTGTGGGGT